GGGGAAGCTGAGTTGCTTGGTGACAAGCACTCTCAAATCTAGGAGGTGTAATTTATGCCCTTGCCAATACTTCCCTTTACTACTGGGAAGCAAATCTTTGATAAACATCTTAAAGATGTTCTCAAAGGGCGCACCGGTTATTTCAAGCCATGGCCGCGTCGAGGAAAAACAGTACATGTCCCTCGCGACACGTGCCTTTGCCACGGTGTGGTAAAGAAACGTCTTGTCGTTGAAGTGACAGGTATTGGTTTTTATGTCGAAAAGTGCGGTTGCGAACGATCTAAATCGTCTCGTAATAAATCACGAAGTAGACATAGATCTAATTCCTCCTTTTCGCGTTATCGGATCAGAAATCCAACTCTTCAAAGATTTGGAGATCTGTCCGCTGGGGCGAAACTTGGTTTATTCAAAGTTTTTTCGAATAACCAAATGCAGAGTTCAACACAGTTGAACACTACAGGAGCCCATGGGGGATCCATTTCCACCGAACGGTGCTGGGATTCAGTTAATTCCGGCCCACCGTATCGAGCAACTGGACCCTTTGCTTTAATTAAGACCGAGATATCCGGCGCTGGACGTGTGAACGGAGGCTTGCTTAAAAATATCACATCACCAGGTAACTGGTGGCAATATGAAGGCTCCTTCGTTGACGATGGTGATTGGTTTTCCGACCCTGTCGGAAACTACCTTACCACCGCCATTCCCACGGCCACAGGGTATGACACTCTCGCTTGGGATAGACTCAAGCCCCGCGTGAATCGGACTAACCTCGCTCAGTTCCTTTATGAACTAAAGGACTTGCCAGGTCAGTTAGAGACCACAGCCAATCTCCTTAATAATTCTTGGAGATCATTTGGTGGTGGTTATTCTACTGTTACTATGCACCCGAAATCGGCTGCAGAGAACTTCCTGAATCACGAATTTGGTTGGGTACCGTTCCTTTCCGATTTATGGGATCTTTATGATACATATAATCGGTCAAACGAATTCATTTCTCAGTTATCTAGAGATAATGGTTCGTGGGTACGGAAGAGAGCTGTCCTTAAATCAGAAACTACTCAGCGTCACGTCGGTCGTAGATATTCGGCCGGCGTTGAGCCTTTTGGATTTCAAATCCAGGGACTCTGTAACGACTTCGTAGTTGACGGCATTACTTGCAAAGGTTATTTTGACCTTACTGAGGTCGTTACGACCAAAGTTTGGGCAACTGGCCATTTCAAGTTTTATCGTCCTGAGTTTGATTCAAATGATCCCGCTTTTGGGGGATTATTGGAGACCGGTCAAAGGTTAATGACCTTATACGGCCTGAGAATCACGCCCAGTCTGCTTTATAAAATTACACCATGGAGTTGGACTGTCGACTGGTTCACTTCATTCGGAAAATATATTGACCGAATGGATGATTTTATCGTCGACGGTATCGTCTCTCGTGATCTCTGCATCATGATGTCCACTAAGCGAGAAATGACTAAAACTTCAGTCATAAACTTTGCTGGTGGCAAGCGAACTTTTACATGGAGGAGAAATGTCTCCATGAAGGTTCGAAAAGTTGCAGATTCTCCTTACGGATTTGACGCGACCTGGAATAATATTTCAGTTCGCCAAGCCGCTATCCTTGCTTCTATCGGGATAACCCGATCGAATCCTGGATTTATTTCTCGTGGAGCATAGCCCGAGGACGAAGTAGGATCTCGTTCTTTATCCACGAATTAACTCCTCTTAACTTCAGGAGGTCATCCGCGTGATCGTAGATCCACAAGTTGTTACTGTTAACACTGTCGCCCAATCCATGCCTCGTCTGGCTATGCCAGGCGATACTGGTTCAACTTTTCAAAAAGCTGACCTTACATGGACCCTTAACATCCGGCATCGCACGGTAATCCGCGACAAAAAACGTCGCGTTGTTTCCCTTGCGCTGCTTACCCAACGTAAAGTCGTCGCTGATCCGCTAACTGCGGTCAATGACTACGAAACTTTGGGTACGTCCTTACAGATTGATCGACCTGAAATCGGCTTTACGTCGACTGAGGTGGACCAACAGTGGACTGGTTTTAAGACTTGGGCTGACTCGACCATGATAGGAAAACTCTATGGCCGAGAGCAATAGTACTGTCGAGACTGCAGTCATCGAGGCGCTTTTCACAAAGTACTTCGATTTGCTTTCTCTGGCGAATCCCCTTGTCGCTATTCCCTTCTTCGAAATTGAAGATTGTGGTGATAACGTCTTTAAGGGTTCGTTCGTACTAAAACTCTCTGACCCTGAAAGGAGCGTAGACTTTGAGCAAAATTCGATCCCTATTAACGGGACTGAAACACACTCAGGAAACTCTTGAGTTAATCGAGAGTGCTGGCGTGGATGTCAATCGTTTGATTGGCATCTCTAATGCCCAGGGGCCGATAGCTGAGATGATTCGTGGAATTTTATTGGGTTCTATTGAACTCGATAACCCCGAATTATCAAAGGCCGTCTCTCCACTTTTACCCGCAAAACGGGTTACCGGTAAAACCGGGTCGTCTGCGAAAAAGAGAGCTGGAAAAACTTCCTCCTCTCCCTAACATGGTACCGTATAACGGTGTAACAGCTTGAATTGTCCGCGCTTACGCGGCTTGGAAGATCTGCCTCCCAGAACAGGAGGTTCTTCTTGAAAAGCCATATAAGCGACTCCCTGGAAGTGATGCAGGCTGTTTACAAAGATGCCTGCGTCAAGTGCGTCACCAAGGTCTCTCTTCGTGATCTACATACTATCAGATCACGGACTGTTGATGAGGGTATGTCGTTCTTGACGATTACCCTACCATCCTTTTCTCGAGACTTTGAAAATTGTCTTGAAAAAGGGTATGTTGGCCCTCAAGATTTTTTGAATTTCAAAAAATCTGGAGCTATCCCCGCATTTCTGCAGGGATTGCTTGGCCGCATCTTTAGTCGAGAGACAGGAAGGATTAACGACTTTGAAGATAATTCCTTATCTTTTAACTCCCCAATTCACCATGCTTCTTTTGTTGATAGCATTAGACAAATTTGTCTTGCTTTCAAAAAGATTAAGCTGGCCTGCACTCCCGCAAGGGAGAAAAGGGCTTTGGAGAGTTTCGTCGAGAATGAGCGCTCCTTTAACGTGTTTCCACTGCCGGAAAGGGATGACGAACTTTTTAAGTCCGTCTCTTTTGTTCTCTGGAGTGGTCTCGTCCATCATATCGATGTACTGGACCTTATTCCAAAGCACGGTCCCGGACAGACCGCCGAACGCATTTCTGGAAATCAGAAATACAATTGGCGATTTTGGCACACTCGTCTTGAGCCTTATTTCCCTTTCATTGATTCTTCTTATTCCGCATCTTGTGCGGAACCGGAAGGTCAAACGAAAGAGCTCGAGATAGTTTCGTTTGTGCATCAGAATGATGAACAACCCTCACGGGTTGTCACCGTTCCGAAGACACTTAAAAACCCTCGTGTAATTGCTATTGAACCTTGTTGTATGCAGTATGCACAACAGGCAGTTTCTTCCAAGTTGGTTTCCCTTCTTGAGAGGTACTCCTTTACTGCTGGTCACGTAAATTTTAGTGATCAGACAATAAATGGTTCACTTGCATTACAATCTTCGAACGACGGTCGCTTAGCAACGATCGATCTGTCTGAAGCTAGTGACAGAGTTCCTGTTGGCTATGCTTTAGAAATGTTTCGGTCTAATCCTGATTTAAAGGATGCAATCGAAGCATGTCGTTCAAGTAAGGCTGCTTTACCTTCTGGTGAGGTTTTACCTCTCAGAAAGTTTGCCTCAATGGGTAGCGCTCTGTGTTTTCCTATCGAAGCCATGTATTTCTACACAATTTGTGTAGTGGCTTTGCTGGAATTCCACAACCTTCCTGTAAGTCGCAGAAACATTTTTACTGTTTCACGCGACGTCTATGTCTATGGGGACGATATAATTGTTCCCACGGACACGGTGGCTACTGTTCTTGATCACCTGCGAAAATACAATTGCAAGGTGAATGTCCACAAAACTTTTTTTCGCGGTTATTTTCGCGAATCATGTGGAGTCGATGCCTATAGAGGTAGGGTTGTGACGCCCACCTATATTAATAGGACTCGACCTAAGAACAGGCAGCAAGCGAAAGAGATTATTTCTTGCGTTTCTACCGCGAACCTTTTCTTAAAGAAAGGGTACGTAAACACTTCAAACCTTCTTTTTAAGAGGGCTGAGAATGTTTTGGGAAAACTCCCAGGTATTACGGAGAATTCTCCTTTGCTTGGGCGTATCTCTTCCTGGTCTTTTGATCCACCTAAAAGATGGAACAAAAGATTCCAACGCATGGAAATTTTGTGTTGGATCCAGAAATCAGTCCATCGCACTGATGTGATTGATGGATACGCCGCTCTGCAGAAGAGTCTTTTCAAGTTGGAAGGTTTGAGAAACCTCCTTCTTGTTAGGGACCGCTTCCATTTAGAGCGATCTGCACTTCACGGCGAGGTTGCCATACAACGCCGTTGGGTCCCGGCTTCATTAATGTCCGGGTATCGTCAGTAATATCGACGCCAGTGGGGGATCCCATCTCAATAGAAGAAAGTTACAGCGGGCGAGCTGGGTAGGGCGAGATTACATTCAGCTGAAAGGCTGTCATGTTCACTCCCTCCAGAACTTCCCACCCTGAAAAGGGTGTAAATCTTTTCTTTTCTTCTTTGGGT